AGACAGCCGCTTCTGCAATACAGAACTGCCTTCGAGTGTGCGAGGCAAGGGCAAGGCAGGTGCAGCAGAGGGATGGTGGAGCGCTGCGTGTGCACACCGGGGTGAGACCTGGCCAGGGATCCGTGCATGCATGGTTGGATGCAGTGCGGGACGCACTGCGAGAAGCCGACGGCGTACTGCGTGCAGGTCCATCCACGGTGCAGGGAGCGTGGTGCAGTGCCTATGAAGAGTGAAGTGCATTTCTGTACACGCGTGGTGCACAGGGCGGTCTGGGGCGCGCACCCGCGCACACGCGCGTCACGTGCTTGGTTGGTGCGCCAGTATGAGTCCAGCCACAATGAACACAGGGGATGTCGCTGACAGCCACCGCATGACCTTGTTCACAGTGTCAGTGTACCCCTTGTCTTTGGCTTGCAAAGTGGCTTCAAATGTATCCTTGTTCTTCGTGACGGGCCACACAATCATAGCGCTTCCAAACCCGGCCAAGCCAAGGCCCAACAGCGTTAACGCTACTCCAAGCAACTTCAAAAACATGCTCAAAGGGGCTGCGTTGTATGTGCACTGCCGTTGTACTGATAAGCAGTGCTGTAAAGGCAAACGCTTTCACCTTGTGCGTGTGCGCGCGTATGAAGTGGCACACCTGTTTGCGGCATGCACCATGTGCACCCGCACTGCAGAGCAATGGACTCGTGTGGACCCCCGCTGATCCATACACAGGCCCGACACCCCACCCAGGTCAGGGCGATGCTGCTTACTCACCTCTCGCACATATGCGCACGGCAGACATAGGGGGGTACAATGGGGAGGGCGGGGAGGGGGAAGAGGGGGGGGGGCGGCGGGGAAGGGGGTCCACAGCAGCCGCTTGAGCAGGCAGCCAGTGCGACACAGCATACAATTCACCATCACTGCCAAGAATCCATTGCGCACAGCCACAACGGCAGCCACCTTTACAAACACTTCATTGTACAGGCACACAGCCATGCAGCAGAGTCAGGAGTTGTTTGCAGGCGTGCCTCCGCGCAACCGTGTGTCCATGGGGGCGGTGGACACCCACGTGCAAGAGCAGTGGTACCGAGGGTACGGTGCCGCTCCATATGCACGCATAGCCGCGGTGCACTTGGTGCCGCTCACTGACACCGCTGCTCGTTCCAAGGCGGCCTGCGAGGTGACCTCATCCAAGCTGCTGCAAGGCACTGCAGCTGACGTGCACGGCGTGATGTCCCCCATAATGGGCGCAGCTGCGTCGCTGCGGACGCAGTGCGGGACGTGCGGTAGATCTCCAGCGCTGTGCCCGGGGCACGGTGGCGTGCTGCGACTGGCACTGCCAGTGATGAACCCATACATAGCCCCAGCACTGCAGCCCTTAATGCGCTGCATTTGCTTCTCCTGTGGCAGGGTGAAGGCGTCCCCTGTGGACACCATCTGGGCTTCCACGGCGCACCTGCGCGGGTCCCAGCGCTTGTTGCGCGTGTCTGAAGCTCTGAAGAGCAAGAGGACCTGCGGGCATGCGGACTGCCAAGCTCGTCAACCATCCGTGCACATGCAGCACGCGGACATTTCGCTGCGCTGGGAAACTCCCAAGGTGCAGTGGGCTGCTGCAGTGCACAGCGGCATGCCGCAGTGGGGTGTGGATGCGTGTGCGCTCACTGCCTTCCTGCGCAAGTGGAACGCTGGGGACATTGACACTGTTCTGCGGCAGCTGCCTCCCCATGACGCGCTGCGTGTGGGCGTTGCACCTGTACCGCAACCCCACACCACCCCTGAAGCAGCGTGGGTTGCAGCAGTGCGTGCACCAACTGATGCAGGCAGTGCAGTGCCCACAGGCACAACTCTCGTGGAGGGCGCAGTGATGCACTGCTTGTATGTTGCGCCGCCCACTGTGCGCCCCTTTGTGACGCAGCCTGGGGGAGACGTTAAGGGCGCCACCGCTGCCAGCATGACGGAGCAGTACAGGAGACTTGTACGCAAGGCGCAGTTTCTGCATGACACCGTCCAGTGCGCTGTGGAGTTGGAAAAGGACGGATGCAGCTGTGCTCCCCCTGGCGTGCAGCCTCTGGTGGACGCCATGGCAGCCAACTGGGTGCAGGAGGTGAGGGACAGCACTGCTGGTGCACCCCCTGTGCACACATGGCGTGTTGCTCAGCAAGCCTCTGCTGTACCGTCACCCCAATGGCATGCAGCTGTGCGCAGCAGCATGCAGGGCGTGTTGCTGGGCGTCAAGGGGAAGGCTGCAGCGGGCCTTTTGAACGCTGCAGCAGCCCTGCTGCCCCCTGGACCTTTGCAAACGGCAGCGCAGCATGGTGCTTTGAACGAGGCAGCGTGCAAGTCCCTTAGGGGATGCCTTGTGCCCCTCAACGACGACGCGTGTCCTCAGCAGCACGTCCTGGCGGTGCATCGTGCAGCTGCAGTAATGGCTGGCATGCAGCATACCCTGCAGGCTGTAGTGCAGATGGAGGCAGCCCACCGCGTGTCTGAGAGCGCCCCCTTTTCCTTGACGGGGTCAGCGGCGCACACTTGGCACGTGGCTTGGACAGTCGGTGCTGTCATGGCTGCAGGCCCAGCTGCAACCCACTGCGCGGATGTTCCCCACGACGCAGTGGCGCTGTGGTTGCACGGCGCTGTGCACCCTCATGCCACGTTGGCTGCCTTGAGCGCAGCTGTGGAGGGCGGCGTTGGTGTCCCAGATGCACCAGCATTCCCTTCCAGCATCACGGCTGCGTGCAGGCCTGACGTGACGCAGGGCACGCCGGAGAAATGCACGGGGGGCGTAAAACGGCGTCGCAGTGCAGCAGCTGTACCTGCCGCGCCCCACCCCACCTTGCAGGCTTGGATGCAAGCGGCAGCGTGGGAAGCACTGAAGGCACTGGACAGTGGTGCCTCCCAGGTGCGCGCCTCAGTTGCAGGCGGTGCATCCACGGGGGACATTGCCGCTGCTGTTTTGCTGCGGGGCGGAGGCCCCTGCCGCAAGGCCTTGGACGCTGTGCGGGACGTACTGGATGGGCACTTGGTGAACTCAGAGGAATGGGGGGCGGCTGGTGGGTCAGCGGCCATGGGGCGCAGCGGGGCGTCCTCTGCAGGCCCAGCCCCCAGCGCTCAATCCGCCGACCAGTCCATCACGGGGCTGCTTAAAGGCAAGCGGGGGGAGGTGCGCTCGGTGCTCATGGGGCGCCGCACCAACTTTTCAGCCCGCGCTGTTGCAGCCCCCCGACCAGACTTGGACCTGGACCAGGTGTCCCTGCCAGCCCAAGCAGTGGCAGCAGCACAAACCCTCCCAGAAACCGTGGTGGTGTGGGCGGGGGGACGCTCCCCAAACCTGCACGCCCTCCAAGCGGCTGTTCGGGCGGGGCCTGGTGTAGTGGGGGGGGCAGAGGGTGTCTTGAAGCACAACGGCCAGCTGCTGCTGTTGCAAGCAGGCGCTGCGGGGAAAGACAGCCGGTGCACCGTGGCAGACGCCTTGCGTGCAGGGGACATCGTGGAGAGGCACCAACGCGCTGGGGACATTGTGCTGCTCAACCGCCAGCCCACTCTGCATGAGTCCTCCATCAACGCAGTGCGGGTGGTGTTGGGCAGTGCAGCACAAGGCGCAGTGCTGGGGCTGCCCCTGCCTGCTGTCACGCCGTACAACGCGGACTTTGATGGGGACGAAATGAACGTGCACGTGCCCCAGAGCACTCGAGCCCGGGCTGAAGCAGCCGTGCTCATGGCCATGCAGCATCGCATTGTTTCCCGCGCAGTGAACAAGCCCGTGGTGGGCGCAGTGCAAGACACCCTGCTGGCGGCGTACTTGCTGACGCGGGGGGGAGGGCCAGGGGACGCCTGCCTGCAGCTGCCCTTTCCCCTGGCAGCAGCCGTGGCTGTTGCCGCTGGTGTCCCCATACCCGTCATGCTGCACGCGGCACGTGCAGCTGGGGGCACCACTGTGCCTGGAAACGCAGTGTTGTCTGCGCTGCTGCCCCGCATCACTGGGCATTGGAGCGCCCCTCAGCGGGCTGCTGGCCGCAGCGCAGGGTGCCTTCCCAGCAGGCAAGAGCAACCAGTGGTGCTGCGGCACGGCACACTGTGCAGCGGTACCCTCACCAAGGCGCAATTGGGCGCCGTGCCTGCCGGCGTCGTGCACCGTGCCGTGCTGCAGTTTGGCGCCCACGTGGGGTGTGCAGCTGTTACTGCATTGACAAAGGGCATGGACAGTTGGGGGCGCGTCAGTGGGTTTTCCGTGGGGTTGGGGGATGTCCTGGTGCCCCTTGTGGCACGCGCAGCAGCCTCCAGGGGAGTGCGTGCACTGGTGGCCGCTGCCGCTTCAGTGACGTCTGCTGTGCAGTCCTGCAGCAGGGCAGGCGCGTTGACCCTGCACGCAGCAGCGCAGGCAGAAGCTGCAGTGCACAATGTGCTCGGAGAGGGCATGGATGCGGCGCATCGCAGCGGCGCCACGGGGTGGCTGCAGGCACCCCACAACGGCTTGAATGCCATGTCCGCGTCAGGCGCCAAGGGCTCCGCTGTGAACCGTGTGCAGTGCGCGCTGGTGGTGGGGCAACAGACTGTCGACGGCGCCCGCATGGATGGACAGGCACTGCCGCCGCACGCCTGCACCCCGTACGTGCCTGCAGCGCAGGGCTTCATATCCAGTGGGTACTTGGGGGGGCTGTCTCCCACAGAAGTGTTCCACGCTGCCAGGGCTGGCGGTGCCAACCTGGTGGACACCGCAGTGCGCACCTCGGTGACGGGGTACCTACAGCGCAAACTGGAAGCAGCCCTCACAGGGGCAGTGTCCACCCCGGCGTGTGGGGTGCGAGACTCCTTGGGGCGTGTGCTGTGCACGCTGTCTGGGGGGGACGGCATGAACCCAGCTGCGCTGCAACGCATGAAAGTGCCATGGTTGCAGCCGGCAACGGTGCACGCAGCAGGCAGCGGTGTGCCACCTGGGCTGGAGGGATGGGGTGCCTCGCCTCCCCCTGCAGCAGTGCACAGTGTGCGTGTTGCAAGGCAGTGGATGGGTGCACTGCCCAATGGCCCCTTGCAGGCACACCCAGACGCGGCGTCCACAGTGGCATGCCCCTTTGACTTCACCAGCGGCTTGCAGCATGCAGCGTCTCAGGACGCCTCCGCAGGCCGGGGTAGCTCTGCAACGACCTTGTGCAGTGCAGCCTTTTTGGAGGCGTGCATTGACGCGTTTTCTTGCCGCGTGCAGGCGCTGGTGGGCAGGGTGGCCACTGCGCCGCTGCTGGCAACGGCGTGGAGCTGCTTGTCGCCCAAGGCCTGTGCAGAGAGCTGCGCAGGACCGGGTGCAGTGCACAGTGTGCTGTGCTCTGCACTGTCTGCTGTGCGCAGGGCGATGCTGCCACCGGGCGAAAGCATGGGTGCCCTGGCAGCGGAGTCCATTGGAGAGCCCTCCACTCAAATGACACTGAACACCTTCCACGCTCCCGGGGCAGCCGTGGGGGGGGTCACAGAGGGCGTCCCTCGTGCCCTGGAGTTGCTGGCCGGCGAACGGTCCACTCACAGCACCACTGTGCTGCGGGTTGCGCCTTGCGACGGGGTGCCTGCGTCGCAATTAGCGGCGCAGCTGTGCGGCAACACGTTGCAGGCGTGCTGTGAAGACGCGCGTGTCGTGCCCGTGGGTGCAGCACACGGCGCCATGCACCTCACTGCCCCCCCAGAGGTGCAGTGGATGCGCACGGCACACAGTGTGCACTGTGCACTGCAGTGTGAAGCTGTCCGGGATGGGCACGCAGTGCACATCTCTGTGAACCAAGAAAGCATGGTGGCTCATGGGCTGTCACAGCGGGACATTGCAGCGGCCTTGCACACTGCGGTGCACTGCACTCTGGCTGAACAAGACGGCCGGTCCAGCACCACGTCCAGCTTCAGTGTGCTGCCCAGTTGCGCCGGCGCGCCTGGCAGCGCCCTGTGGGTGCACCCTGCACTTGGGGCGCCGGCGTGGGGACCGCAAGACGCTAGCTGTGTCCTGCAGGCAGTGCTGCGCGCTCTGCACCCCGCACAGTCGGCTCGGGCTGTGCAGGCTGTGGTGCACGCGGAGCCGTGGAAGGACCCATGCAGCGGGCTGGACATGGTGCTAGCTGCCGGTGGCTCCCTAGCGGCTGTCGCCAAAGTGCGCGGCGTGGACGTGCTGCACACCAAGACCAACACTCCAGTGGACGCCTTGGCTGTGCTGGGCATTGCTGGGGCCCGTGCGTGCCTACTGGAGCAACTGCTGGACGTCATGGGCGGCAGTGGCGGCAGAGTGGACCCCCGCCATCTCATGCTGCTGGTGGACTGGGTGACTGCTGACGGCGGCCTTCGAGCTCTGACACGCCACGGCATCAACCGCTGCGGTCACGCCCCCCTGCGTGAAGCGGCATTCGAAGAGACCTCTTCCAGCATCGCTGCAGGAGCAGTGAGCTGCGTGCGGGATGGCATGCGGGACACGGCGTCTTGTGCCATCATGGGCGCTGTAGCACCCTGGGGCACCGGCAGCGTATCTGTTGTGCAAAGCGGCCGCCCCTGTGACACTTCAAGCGCAGCCTTGGCGCACCGCGTGCAGCAACAAGGGTGCCCCCTCGCAACGCAGAGCCACGTCATCTCGAAAGCAGGCGCTCCCAGCGTGCAGGCAGGCACGTCCAAACGCAGCATGCTGGAAAATCTCATGCGGCGCACCTTCACAGCCCATGCTGCAGAGTGTGCAGACAACGGACACTCGGACGCTGAGGTGCACAGTGCATGGAACACGTTCATGAAAGAGACACTGGCCAATGTGCGCGGCAGTGGCCGTCAAGCTTCATGGGTCCCCCCCGCGCAGTAGTTGCTGGTGTGTGTGTGTGTGTGTGCGTGTGTGTGTTAGGACGTGTACCTGTGCAACGGCAGCGCTGAACGGGTGTTTGGCCGCGACAATGCATTGAAAATATGCATAAGCAAACATCAAGTGCAGTGCACATGCGCCTGTCCTGATGTTGTGGGATGCTTGGAGTTCATGGATTATTCTAGTTCATTCTGAAAGACTGTTCATCTTTGTTTGGCTTTCCCCCAAGACGTTCACTGCACCGAGTAGCTGCACTGCACTGCACCTTGCCCTGCGCACGTTCTCTGATTGCACTGCTGCTGTTTACCTCAAGTTCCCCTGCGACGTTTTCTAGGTGCTGGCAGCGTCAGCGCTGCAGTGTGCAACCACGCCCACCACACGGCGTGCAGGAATGCATCTGCGACGTCGTGACGGTGGGCCGGTGGCAACGCGCAGAGCTCATGCCACAGCACAGCATTGGAGTCGTCATCCACCCCATTGCACCGTGCTGTGCCCCACAGCAGCTCCAGGAGGGTAGCCAGAGACGCTGTTTTGTTTTGGGTGTACGTGCTGGAGGACGTGGTAGCACGAGTGCGTGCTGGCGCGCCTACAGCGGCAGCTGCCACTTGCTGCGCACCTGGACGCGTCGCTGAAGTGCTGTTGTGTGCGCCGTGGCTGCGGAGCGCGGCGCTTTCTGCAGGCTCAGCTTGCAAGGAGTGCTGCGGTGCAGCCGCCCATGGATCGGCAGCACTCCACAGGTCCTCGTCATCGTGCCCTTCAGGGGCAGCAGGATGCACTGCATCGTCTACGCTGGGTGATTGCACCAGCTCCGCCACCACCGTGCACGCGGAGTCTTCTGCTGCGTCGGAACCTTGCCACCACGTGCAGTGTTCTGCTTGGCTTGCTGCACTCTTTGTAGCCTGCAGCACGCTGCCCGCTGGTCCCCGTGCTACATATGCCAGCACCACGCTGCCCTTGGAACGGCTTCCACTTGCGCTGGTGAGGGCAGCACCTGACGCGCTGCGCGCTTGCGGACACCGCACCAACTGCACGGCGCCCCTGGCTACTTGCGCTTTAGGGGTGGAGCGTAACGCCATGGTGCGCTGCACGCTGTGCAGCACGACATCTACAACTTTCATTTTTGAAGCCCCAGACTGAAAGGCAAGCGCAGGAGCCGCCAGCCCTGATGCGTGTGCATCCCGCAGCGCTTGTGCGTACAGCGCCGTGGCAATGGCATCTGCAACACGCACGTTTGCGATGCGGTGCACGGATTGCGCTTCTACCACGATGGCGTCGGGCAGCGGCGTGGTGGGAACGTTGCGCACGTGGTTGCACAGCGCCACTACACGCTGAGCTGGGTCCAATTTGGGCGTTGCCACGCCACTGTGCTCCTCCGCAGCGTCCAATAAATTGCACGGCAGCACTTGGTGCACACGCCAGGGGCATTGCTGCAACCAGTGTGCAAATGCCAAGTCTCTGTGCTGCTGTGCGGGGAGTGTACTGCCGTGCCACTGAGGCCCCCACTGGGGACACCGAGGGAAGGACAAGGTGACTCTTGCCATGTACCGCTGTCCCACGTCCACGGCGTGCACAACGTATTGGTCTTGCAAGGCGACAGGCAGACACCCCGTGAACGTGTCTTTTTGAACGGCACTCATTTGCAGTGTGGGGTACCTTTGCACGTCATGTGCACGTGATGTCAGTGCAGTGCACAGTGGGTGTCACTGAATAATCAAGCCATGTACGCGTGTGTGTGTGTGTGTGTGTTGTGTGCGTACGGACGGTTCTGTCCACCCCCACTTCGTGCATGGCTGGCCCTAAAAAGCGTTGAGGTAGCCCTTGTGTGTGAGGGGGGGGGGTGTAGAGTGGAGAAGGGGGTGAAAAATGAGCAAGTCCTCACGGACGTTTCTAGAGGCAGCTGTTGGAACGTTCGTCTGGCATCTCCGCGTATGATTGTCATTCTGGGACCTAGGTCCCGAAATTTTAAAAAAAATGTCCGAGCTGGAAGCATGCATGCCGCCTGGTGCACATTGTACCCCCCCCCCTCCCCCCGCTAGCCCCAAGTACTCGCACGATACCTCCTCCCTCGACAGGAACAGACGAGGGAGCACGCTGAAACACCTGCAGTGGTGCCATAACCTCTGAAGCTGGAATGGGGGGGGG